TCGTGCGACGAACTGGGGATCAAGATAGTTATCGCCTTTGATCCAGTGCTTTACGATGTGCAGGAGGTGGAGGACATTAGCGAGATGTTCGCTAGTGTTCTCGAAGCCTGGCACCGGCGGCGCAATATGGTCTTCACCAACCCGAAGGCGTTTGGAATCGAGGTACACTGACTATGAGGAAAGTTCTCTCAACCATTATCGCCGTCATCATTACTCTGACTTTGTGCGGAGCCATTGCCGGGCATTGCGCGATTCCACCCGGCACTCCAAGCGATACCCTGTGTAAAGCCGAACTAGACTCAGCCGCCTGTTCCAGATTCCAAAAGTTCCTATCAGGCAAGGGGCACGTCTTCAGGGTACTTGAAGGGGTGGCCTTCGCAACCGCAGGTGGAGCTAGGGAGCAGACCTTCTTAGCAGTATTGAAGTGCGTCGATCCTATCAACTACTTCATTTATATCGTGGCGCTTCGATTCGAGAAGGGCAAATTGGTATCCGTAGACATCAAACCAACCGGGGAGCGCCAACTTCCGGCGTAGTGTGTGTCTATGAAACCACCCGCAGAGATGGGGCTACCGCACAAGTTCGTTGGCTGGAGGCCAGGACAGGAACGAGCAGTCGAGGACTTCCTGAGCTGTGAAAGCCGCCACCTGGTACAGATTATCCCAACCGGAGTGGGGAAATCGCTGATTTACATGGCCGGTGCTATGCAGAGGTGCGAGCCGACTATCATACTCACAAGCACTAAGGGACTGCAAGACCAGCTAGTAGGCGACTTCTCTACAATGGGGCTGGTCGAGATGAAGGGGCGCAGCAATTATAGGTGCGTCCGCGGAGACGGACCCACTTGTGAGGACGGGTTGTGTCATTACGGTGTCGAGTGCCAGTTCAAGGGGGGTGGATGCGCTTACTTCGATGCGCTACGCACGGCAAAGCAGTCTCGATACGTCGTTACCAACTACGCCATGTGGCTAACGGCGGGGGAGTTCTTACGGGAGGGGCGGCAGGTCCTAGTCATGGACGAGGCCCACGCTGCGCCTGACCATCTCAACAACTTCCTAGCAGTCGAGATAGACCTCGGGTTCATTGGCGTGGCGACAGGGGAGGATGTAGTGCCGCCTCGGGATTGGGGCGGATGGGCAAAGAGGTTCAGCCAGACGGTTGAAGCACTTCTACAGCTAGGGCTTGCAAGCCCTGACCTCAATCTGACCCGACTCAGGCAGTTAGTTAAGGTAAAGCGGACGCTTGATGCGCTGATACGAATCTCCGCATCTCCGCTGGTAGTGGATAAGGTAGGGGAGAAGTACGTGGTCAATCCTGTCTGCCTTATCCGGTATGCCGAACCGCACCTGTTTATGGGGGTGCCATTCGTACAGATGACCAGCGCCACGGTAACTTCTCACACAGCTAGGATGCTGGGTATCAATGGCTACGCCCTGGAGGAATACCCTAGCCCATTCCCGGTTAGCCACCGGCCTATAATATGGGTCCCGACAACTAGGGTAGATCATCGTATGAACCACGGCGACGAGCTGGTGTGGCTGGCGCGTATCGACCAGATCATCGGAGCGCGCAAGAGCAGGAAGGGCATCATACATTCGGTGTCTTACGACCGGGCCTGGCGTATCGTCAAGGCCAGCAAGTACGGAAAGTTCGCCGTGGTGCATGGGCCGAGTGATGCCGCGGTAAGGGTCGCCGCTTTCAAACGGCGGGAGGCTCCGGCGTTTCTCGTATCCCCGAGCATGACTACGGGTTGGGACTTCCCCTATGATCAATGCCGTTGGCAGATCATAGCCAAGGTCCCATTCCCCGATAACCGTTCAGCAATCCAGCAAGCCCGCCAGAGCCGGGACCCGGACCTGCCGTATTATACGGCGTGGCAGACGTTGATCCAGTCCGCCGGGCGTGGAGTGCGGGCCGAGGACGACTGGTGCGAAACCATCATCGTTGACGACAATTTCGGGTGGCTACTAAGCAACTACGGACACCTCGCCCCCCGCTGGTTTACCACTGCTGTGAGGAAGAGCCCGGTCGCACCCGCACCCTATGAGGAGATAGGTTGATATGTCGGATGATGTAGAAATACGCGGCGAGTTGTTATTTGAATCTGTCCAGTTGTCGGTGTTGTTTAGGACAGAAGACGGGGAGGAGGTATGGCTTCCCCGTAACCAGATAGCGATAGTCCATGACATCAATGGCGTGATAGTAACCATGCCCGAGAGACTGGCTAAAGCTAAAGGAATCTACTAACCCTACAGCAAGGAGATGTGGTTTTATGGGTATGTTCAATCCCAAAGAGTACGATGAGTCTACCGGCCTTTGGCCCAATGATGACATCGCAAAAGTAGTCGGCGCTGCTTGTGTTTCCTATGATTACAACGGTAAGCAGCCCAAGGCCGTTCCCTGCCTGAAGCTCGAACTGACGGGCGAAGATGTCGAAAAGCCTGTTATCCAATACTTCGGTGTTGGCAAGGCAGAGGATTGGGCACCCAGCCCAGACGGCAGGAGCTTCACCGCTATCGGCAAACGGCGGATGCTGCACGCCAGTTCCAACGCCGCCTATCTGTTCAAGTCCATGCACGCTGCGGGCGTTCCAGAGGACCTATTGGACACGGTAAGCGCCGATGTTACCGCCCTGGTAGGGCTGACCGCCCGCTTCGTCCGTACTGCTATCAAGCGGGAAGGGCTGAAAGATGCCGAGGGAAAGGAGAAGTCCTTTGAAATCCTGGTAGTGACCGAGGTTGTGGCGCTGCCGGGAGAAGAGGGGGTCGACGCTGCCCCCAGCGACGGCGAGCTGGACGGCGCTACCAAGGCGGCGATCCTGGGCTTCATCGACAAGGCCAAGGGTGGCAAGGTCAAGAAAGCCGATCTCCCCAGTCTGGTATTCGGTGATCCGGCCCTGTTGGCCCATCCGAAACGTAACGAGATGATTAACCTCCTGGTGGCTGACGACAACTTTCTTGCTGCCGGGGCTGCCCAGGGGTTGTGGTCTTATCTCGGTGGAATCCTAGCCAAAGCAGCGTAAAGGGGGAAAGAAGCATGGAGACCAAGCTACTTGAGCTTGAGTTGCCCGTCTTGGGCACTGGTAATAATCAGCGCAGTCCTGGTCTCCACCTGACGGATGTGGTTAAAGACCTCATGGTGGTGTCTGGTATGAGTCAGGGGAACCAAACCTGGAGCCGCCAGCCCACCATGAACGCCGGGTTCATTTGGGAGGAGGTGCTGTTCTCCAACTGGGAAGAAGTCCTGAGTCCGGCGTTTGCTGTACTCATGGGTCGCAAACTCAGTTGGTATCAGACCGGGGAGATTAAGTTCGACGGCATTTACCTGACACCTGATGGGTTGGATGTCGTCTCTGTTCCCTGGATTCTGCAAGAGGCTAAATGCACCTGGAAGTCCTCGAAGAACAGCCCGGTTGATAACTGGCGCTATATGGTACAGGCAAAGTCGTACTGTAAGGCGCTCAATATCGACCGGGTGATGTTCCATATCCTTCACCTGATGGGTGACTATAAGGGATCGGGTCCATGTTATAAGCCGTGGCTTATCATCTTCCAACCTCACGAACTTGCCGAGAACTGGCAGATGATTATGAACCATGCTGAATATATGAGGAGTAAGAATGGGATCGTCGCTTGAACAATACTTCAGCCGTCCCGAGTTCACCCGACCGCGGCGTCTCATACTCGCAGCGGTGGGTCCTATCAAATCGGGAAAGACTACCCTTGGTCTGACAGCGACAGAGCTGGGACCGCTTGCCATGCTTGATTACGACTACGGTGTGGAGGGTCCGATCAGTAACTTCGTCGGTCGTGATATTCACCGGCTGGCTCTGGACGTGCCAACCTCGATGCTGCTGGAGAAGGACGTAACACTGGAAGACTACAAGCGGGCGTGGATCAAGGCGAAGGAAGCCTATTACGTCGCCCTCTACGACCCCACCATTAAAACCGTCATGGTCGATACTGCGACCGAGTGGTGGGAGGCTTGTCGCCTGTCCTTCTTCGGCAAACTCGAAAAGGTTTGGCCGCAGAATCGCTACGCAGAACCCAATGGGGAGTACCGCAAACTGATCCGGGATGCCCTGGAGCACCCCGACAAGAACATAATCCTTAACCACCATGTCAAAGACGAGTGGGTAGGGGATAGTCGCACCGGCAACAAGGTCTTCGCCGGGTTTGGCGGGACGATGGCACTAGTGCAGATGGTAGTGGGGTTGACCAAGGAAGACCTCACGATTGTCGAGTGCCGTCATAAGCGCGCTCTTGAGGGGACGAAGTTGCCCTCGACTATCGCTACCTTCCCCCAGTTGCTCAATCTGGTGCATGGACTGGAGGAATAAATGCCTATCACTCTCTCCGACTTGGACCTAGAGGCGATGGAGATTATCAGCTGCACTATCGACAAGATAATGATTCTGGACGACGAGGAGTATATACGAGCGTCGGAGACGGTGCTGGGGATCATCCGGCAGTATTTAGGCGGTCTGGTGATGACAGCCGTAAGCACCAATCCTCTGATCTACGATGCCGAGGGGGGGCGAGCATGAATGGCCGGAAAGCCAGGCTTGCCAGGCAGAAGGTATACGGGGACGACGACCCCCTGGATCGCAAGTACCGCGTCGCCAGCGATAAGAAAGGATTGGTCGTCGGAAAGTTCGTCACCGTGAACAACAGGAAGATACTGCTGATGCCGACTATAATGGCCGACTACACACGGCAAGCGTACCAAAATACGAAGAAGGAGATGCGCAATGCTTGAAAGGTTCATTCTCTGGATGGCTAAGAAGGTGGGGATGGATACCGGCACGATCTACACGTCCATCGGTATCGAAGAACTGCTCGATATGGATATGTTCCATCGCCAGGTCGTTTTATTCTCTAGCGCTTTCCCCGGACTCCCATTCGGAGATACGGTGGAACTGAGTGGGGAGAATATAATGAAGCTGGCGGAGGTTGGGTTCAACCTAGACTACTTGGCTTTTCGTCTGATGGACCCAGGGGCGTATGAGATTTACTTGTGGGCACGCGGCAAACAGCCATCTCAGATAGCCTGTGGGCAGTGCCAACCTACTGTAGCCTTACCCCAGAAATATACTCCGACTGATCCGACTGAATGGCGATGATCACCCTAGACGAGAGAACGGGCAGCGTTAATCTGCTGCCCTTCTTCCCGTCGGGGGTGGCCCGGCTGGGGAGATTAGGATTCGGAGATGCCAACTTTGTCGGTAAGGGAAAGGACGATATGCCGGTCATGGTGGGTGTCGAGCGTAAGACTATATCCGACCTGATCGGCTCTCTCGAATCCGGGCGATTCTCTGGGCACCAGCTCCCCGGCCTGCTAGCCTCCTACAACGTGATCTACCTAATCGTGGAGGGAATGTCTAGGGTAAGTCGCGATCAGGTTGAGGTTCGGCAGGGTGGGATATGGCGCTCACTGGGTATCTCGGAACTGGCGCTCGACAACTTCCTGAACACCTTGGAGGTTATGGCGGGAGTCATCGTGCGCCAGACCACCACTCCGCAGCGCACGGCATACCTAATTTACCACCTGTACCAGTGGTGGGCGAAGGGATGGGATAAGCACAAGAGTCACCTCATGTTCTATAGTCCGCGCCCCGTCATGTCTGTGACCAAGCCCGGCTTAGTTCGGAGTGTTGCGAAAGAACTTCCCGGTATCGGGTGGGCGAGGAGTGGCCCCGTAGCGGAGCACTTCGCTACTGTGCGAAGTCTGGTGCTGGCCGATCCGCAGGAGTGGGAACAAATTGGGGGCATCGGTAAGGGACTCGCCAAGCGCGTAGTGGGGGCAATCAATGGTGATTAAGTCGATCTCTTACGACCAACACGAAATCCTTCAGAACATCGTGGACCTTCACACCGGACCGATCCAGGCGGACGTGACCTTTGGATCAGGATGTTTCTATGGGAAATATCGTTATAGGAGGTCGGAAGGCGAAAATATCTTTATCGAAGGAGAAATACCCCGACCGCCATTCTGCTTTGATCTGGTGCCACGGAAGCCGGGGGTCATCGCTGCCGATGTGCGCCACCTGCCTGTTAAGTCGGGGGTCCTCAAGTGTGTGGCCTTCGACCCGCCGTTCATGGCCCGGACGGGTCCAGGGGCTACCCTAAAAGCCAGGTTCGGGGAGATCGTCGGCACGATCCGGGACCTCCAGGACTTCTACACCTACGCCATGATCGAAATCCACCGGGTCCTAGTACCTGGCGGATGGCTGATCTTCAAGCTACAAGACGGCGTACTGAGTGGCGTCAACAACTTTACCCATGCGGTTATGTATAACAGGGCCGAGTATATCGGATTCAAGCCGGTTGACCTATTTGTCCTGCTTGCCAAGTTCCGCATGATGCACCCTAAGCAACCCGTACAGAAACACGCCCGGAAGTTCCACTCGTACTTTTGGGTATTCAAGAAGAGAGGGTAACATGAAACTACTCGAACACAAGAAAGTGCAGGATTACGTGGTCCTCGTTTCGATGATCGTGGACACGGCGGTCATCCCCGCCACCAGCGAGAAGGAAGCCGCCGAGCTGTACGAGATGGCCGAGATGTTCGCGGACAAAGATATAGCAATCTGGGCTATGACCACCGCCGAGTTCGACGAAATGATGAAGCAGCCCGAGGGCGCTAATGATGGGCACAAATCTGACTGTGCCCTCCACAACGAACCGGCCTATCCTGCTGACCCTTGCGACTGTGGTACGAGCCGCGATCCTAGCGACGGACAGTAATGGACTGCAACCTGTGTCCTTTACGCCAGAGCAGTGGGGGTCCAGTGTGGGGCGATGGCGACCCAAGTTCTCCCTACTGGCTTGTCGGAGAGGCCCCAGGTGAACAGGAGGACCGAGAGCGCCGACCCTTCGTTGGAAAGAGTGGCGTGGAGCTGAACGATAACTACCTACTCCGTAATGGATTGGAACGCTCACTGTTCTACGTTACCAATCTTGTCAAGTGCCGACCACCCAAGAACCGCGACCCCAGGCCGGAAGAGATTGCTGTCTGTCGGCAGCATCTCGACCGGGAGATGCAAGAATACCGCCCAGCCGTGATAGGCACTTTGGGAAGGTTCGCCTCCACCGAGATACTAGGTAGGAAGGTGGACATGACCATGTATCATGGCGTGCCGCTGCACTTAGGCAACGGTAGTACGGTAGTGCCCATCTACCACCCGGCCTTGGGGTTGCACTCCACCTCTATGATGATCCACATCACCAACGACTTCCAGGCACTCTCCGCTGTGATCCGCGGGAGCCTGAAGCCCGAGGACTATATCGACCCAATACCCAATACCAATTACGAGGAATATCCCGCCCCTCCGTCTACCTTTGACTTCAGGGTAATGGGTGTGGATACTGAATCGGTAGACGGTAAGATATGGTCAATACAATTCTCGGTTAAGGCCGGGGAGTCTATATTTATCCCCGCCGGTAGGTCTGACGGTGTTAGTTGGCTCAGAGATAAAGTAAAGAACCCAGACATACTTGTGGTACTCCACAACGCCCAGCACGATCTGCCTATGCTCGCCCAGGTGGGGATCATCCCCGCCAGGTGGACCGACACGATGCTCATGGCAAATCTGTTGGGTGATCTTCCCAAGGGCCTGAAGGCGCTCGCCTTCCGATTGGCCCACATGACGATGCACTCGTACTCCGAGATGGTGGACCCCATCACCACGGAACGGGCGATACAATACCTGGCTCGGGTGATGCAGTTCAAGTGGCCCAAACCACCCAAGATTCAAACGATAGATGAGGGCGAGTACCGCTGGAAGCAGCCCTGGTCTGCTCACACGATGGCGAAGTCTATCCTCAACTCCGTGGCTGCTGGGACCTGCGACGATCCCTACAAACGGTGGCACGAGTACCCGAGCCGCGGACTGATTGAGGGTGTGGTGGGCAAACTGGTGGCAGCGACCATTGCCGACGTGGACCCGAAGACAGCAATCTACTACGCCTGTCGGGACGCCGACGCCACCCTACGGGTCTACCACCATCTCAACCCACGTATCCAGGCTGCCAACCAGTTATCAGTCCTCGACCGTGACTGCCGCGTGGTGCCGATGGTAGCAGACATGGAACGCTGCGGTATGGCAGTAGACCAACCCCATTTCATGCAACTCGGAGACGAATATGAGAAGCGCAAGTGGGGGGTGGTGGAAAAGATCGAGGCGCTAGTAGGGTACAAGGTCAACCCCGGATCATCAGATCAGGTGGCCGACCTGCTATTCAAGCGTCTGGGACTGAAACCGAAGTGGCGTACCAAGGACGGGGCGGACTCCACCAACGCCGCGGTCCTGGAGGTTCTGGAGGGTTCACACCCTGTAGTACCCCTGATCATGGAGTACCGCGAGCTGGACAAGATGAGGGGAACCTTCGTCGAGGGTGTACTGGATAACTGCCAACGGTGGGCGGACGGACGCTGCCGCACCCACCTACTGATGATACGCGCCTCAACCGGACGATTCGCCGCAAAGGGTCCGAACCTCCTAGCCTTCCCCCAAGAGGACAGATCAACCGAGGGTAAGGCACTGCGCGACGGGTTCGTCGCCGGACCTGGCCGGGTGTTCGTGTCTGGCGACTACTCCCAAATCGAGCTTAGGGTCCTGGCGCACGTTAGCCAGGAACCTACGATGATAGAAGTGTTCCGCAGTGGGGGGGATATTCATCAGGAGATGGCAGCCCAGATATACAAGATTCCTGCCGATCTGGTGAACTCTGAACAGCGAAACGCTGTTAAGAAGGTGAACTTCGGTATCCCCTACGGCATCACAGAGGCCGGGCTGTATAAGTTCCTGGGACCCCAAGGGTGGAGCAAGAAGGCTTGCGAGCGCCTGATCAATGACTGGTTCTCCAGGTTCAGCGCAGTGGCCGGGTTCATGGACAGGACCCGCATCTTCGCCCGCCGCCACCGCTACGTCGAGGATATGTTCGGACGCAGACGCCTCATTCCCGAGGTGCTATCCGCCCACCAGTTCGTCCGGGAGGCGGGGTTACGGCAAGCTGGCAACCAGCCCATTCAGACGGGCGCTAACTCAATACTTAAAGAAGCGATGGCCCAACTTGTGCCGATCTACAAGCAATTACAACGAGAGGGACACTACATCTGGCCGTTGTTGCCGATCCATGACGACTTGTTATGGGAGATGGATAGGTCCATAGTAACGTGGGCGATCCCATTAATAAAGTCTATAATGGAGGGTTGCCTGGATACTATCGGGATGCCATTCAGTGTTCCTATTGTCGTTGATTTCAAGGTCGGTGAGAGGTGGGGATCAATGGAGAAATGGAAATGAAGTTACAACCTGGAGACATCTTCTTCCAGACATCGGGGACTACCCTGGACATCATTATCAACTTCTTCCAGGCTCTATGGTCAGGAGACAAGCGTAGCATCTTCTCCCACACTGGGATCGTAGTTAATGAGGACGGCACCACGTTTGAGACTTCTCCGTGGCGCACCGGCTACTTCAACCTGAACTCTCGCCGGGGGAGGAAGACCATAGTGGCCATACTTCGACACACGCACATGAGGTATCTCCAGACTAACCTACACGCCTGCTACCTTAACGGCGTTATCTACCCGTATTGGCGGTTGCCTCTTTTCGCCCTTGGCCTGGCCGGTATTGTCCACTGGCGCAACATGGTCTGCTCTGAGATAGTAGCAGACCTTCTCACCAATCTCGGACTGCGTAAGTCTAGGTGGGGTGTGTCGGTAGACAAACTGCTGGACGATATGATGAGCGACCCGAACTGGGAAGCGGTTTACCAGGGATTCGGGTTGGAGGAATAATGAAAGACGAAACTATGGAACACCAGGTCGGAGGGAATCACTACCTCAGTATGGGAATCCAACCGTGGGAGATAGTCGACGCCAACAATCTGAACTACTATGAGGGCTGCGTCCTGAAATACATAATGAGGCGGAAGGATAGCCGCATTGAGGACTTGAAGAAAGCGATCCACTGTATCGAACATCTAATCGAAATGGACCGAGTGAAGGACTTGAAGAAAGCGATCCACTGTATCGAACATCTAATCGAAATGGAGAGCACGAGAAATGGAACAGAATTACCCATCACTTAATCACAGCCACGATGTTCTTGAGTGGGGTATATCACAAAGGGACGCTATCAAGAAGGACATGGATATACTTGATGCGCGCTTGAGGAATGTCAATGCTGCCATTCTGTCCACCATGACAGAGTGCAATATTAAGACCTTCAAGCATGAACTCGGGACGCTCAGTTGGAAAGACGCCAGTGTGTCACACGGCATCGACAAGGACAAGTTGGTCGTGACCCTGCTAGCGTCTGGACTAAGTGCCGAGAAGGTGGCGGAGATCATGGCAGCCGCCGGTAAGGAAAGCAAACGCCCCGCGTCGGTAGCGTTCACACCTGACAGGAGAGAGAAAGATGGTGATGCTTGAACCGCGGACGTGCGCCGACGAGGATTGTGGCAAATTGTTCAGACCGCTGCTGCCCCAGCGCCTATACTGCTATGATCCCGAGTGCAAGGAGCACCGGGTCGCCCGAAACAACCGGATACAAATGGACCGGGTGAAGAGGTTGAAGAAAGAGGGGAAGTGGGTAGACCACCTGCGACACACGACCGGGACTGGAACCGGGAGTTGGAGGAAGCCAAAAGAATCCTCCGTAGGACTAACCCGCAAGTGTCTGAAGTGCGATAGGCAGTTCGAGGTCCCCGCACTTGCCGACGACCACATCTGCCACGACTGCCACCTGGACAATGACGAACTTCTGGCTGAGTACAGCGAGGAGGCGCTGGGATTGATACCACTTCCACCGAGGAGTACGCTATGGGAGCCCGGTAAGGGATACGATTCGCGTGAAAACGACCGGATAATCGGTCGGAATTTGGATGATTAACTCCCACCCACCGCCCTTTCTTAATTATATCACATTTCGGGGTGTTTGTGTACCCCCCTGGAGAAATTTATGTCCATAAGATTCACGTGCGACCGCTGCGGCAAGACGATCCCCAGTCGTTCCTTACGATTAAAGCTGGTGGTCGATGAACTCGACCTGCGGTGCGACCTATGCGGCCATTGCAGTGACAGTCTGCGGGCGTGGGTGCGCAACGAACCCGCCGATCCAATGAGGAGTTTGACAGCATGAAGAT